TGCGACACATTACGAGCCACGCAGTCAGTCCACTCAGCATCGTCCATGCCTTCGGGTTTCCCGGCGTTGAGCAGGTTCACCGAGTCCATAGCCGCCGAGAGGTGACGAGCAATTTCTTCAGCGGTGGGGGCTTCCACTTGGGGTTGCAATTCTTCAGTCATTTCATACTCCTTGAGGTGGTAGGGTGGTTTGTACCCAAGATTGGGTGGATTCGTCCCAATAATAAGCGTTTCCGTCATCAGGGAACGGCACTGGTGCTTGCCATTGGAATGTGGTGGTATTCAACAACCAAGACGGGTACGGTTTGGGTGGTATAAAAGCACCGTTTGGCTCGACGGACGCATCAAAAAAGCACCCAGTACCAGCGTAGTTGTAACGAAAATTTGCGTTGTATGAAGTCTGCGCCCAATTGGTGTCTGCGCCAAACAAGGATTGGCAGAATGCAATACCAACGGGTTCGCTTTCAGGAAACGGGAGATTTTCAATCGTATCGTTATTCACAACGATGACTTGCATCACCAGATTTTGTGCGTCAAGTTGAGCAAAATGAGCCATGTGTTGCCTCAGAATGTGATCGAGCCTGAACCCGTAAACTTGTAAATGGTTTGGCTCCCAGATGTGGTGACTGTTGGCGATCCAGTGGTAGATGCCGCCGCCCGATTAGCACTAATAATGACAACGCCTGAGCCACCAGCACCACTATTAACACCGCAACCGCCACCACCCCCACCGCCAAGGTTTGTGCCGCCGTTGTTTGTGCCGCCATTAGCGCCACCGCCACTGCCACCAGTTGCGTTATAACTACGACCCATACCGCCACCGCCGCCAGCATAGTAGGTGCTGGTACCTGTGATGGAATAAGCCAAACCAATACCGCCGTTACCAGTACCGGGTTGTCGACCTTGAGCGCCTACCGCACCTGCGCCACCACCGCCACCACCGCAATACTCGGGGCCAGCATCAGGCGATGCGCCACCATTGTTACCTTGACCAGCAACGGAGCCAGTTGTGCCCGTATAAAGGCCGCCACCAGAGCCACCCGATGCGCTACCTCCTGCTGGATACCCAGTTCCTTGACCACCAGCGTACGCTGTGTAACTGTATGCGCCACCAACAAAAGTGGAATTGCCGCCTATGTTACCGTTTCCTCCCGGATTGGTTCCAGTTCCACCACCACCCACAGTGACTGTGTAAGTCGTGCCCGTTACAAGGGTAAGAGTTCCCCCGTTTGGTGTTTTAGGGGTTTCAGCGCCGTAATAAAGTAAACCACCAGCGCCGCCACCGCCACCGCCGCCATCGTTAAACGCAGTTGCGCCACCACCGCCACCCCCAGCGACCATCAAGAGACTGGCAGTAGCATTGGCGGCTCCACCAGAAGCCGCAAGTATCATCTGAAGAACACCACTCATGTCACATTCCCTGAGACAACGAAGGTTGGGGTTGCGCCGCCAGTCACGCACAGCAGGGTCGCCACGCCGTACTGAGCCAGCGTTCTGTTGCCCGTGGTGGCGGTTCCAGCCAGACGGAAGGTGACGCTTGCACCCGCCGTGATGGTTTGGTTCGATCCAGAGTTGTTGTAGATGCTCACTGCATCACCTGCGCTGAACACAGATGCGTTGCAGGTCACGCCGCCAGTAGTGATGGAGATGTGTTTGCCCACATCGGTTGCCACCAGAACATACGCAGAGGTCTGAGCGTTTTGCGGGATCGCACGGATTTTGCCGTATAGGTCATACCACTCACTGTCCGAGTTGTTGTAGTACATCCTCGGATTTCCATCCCCATCCGACAGCACGATGTAGTTGCTGGAAGTGCGAATGTCGAGGCCACCTTGGTTGCCTGTGTAGTTACCGAGGATGGTGTTCTTGGAACCTGTGGTTACAGCAGAGCCAGAGCCGTTTGTTACGTTCAATACACCAGAACCAATGAACGTATTCGATGAGCCAGTGGTTACAGATGAACCTGCGGACTGACCAATAAATACGTTGTTTGAACCAGTTGTGTTTGCAACGCCAGCAGAAGAACCAACAAATACATGGTTTTTACCTGTTGTATTGGCAAAGCCAGCAGAACCACCAAGCATTGTATTTTGTTCGGTAGTCGTGTTATATCCAGCTTGATAGCCAGCAAAAAAGTTATTTGCTGATGTAGTAGTACTGTATCCCGCCTGATACCCCACTGCCGTGTTGTTAGAGGCTGTGGTGTTCGCTTGGAGTGCCTCGTATCCAACGGCGACATTGTAGTCACCAGTCGTGTCGCTCTTTAACGCAAACGCACCGATGGCAACAGCCCTGTCAATGTCAGCAGATGCACCGCCATACAAAGCCTGATAACCAACCGAGACAGAATAGTTACCTGTCAGGTTTTGGTATCCAGCCTGATAACCGATGCTGACTGCGTTTGAACCAGTTGCGGAATACCCCGCCTGATACCCCACTGCCGTGTTGTTAGAGGCTGTGGTGTTGGAGTAGAGGGCAGAACCACCAACGGCTGTGTTGTAACTGCCAGTCGTGGTCAATAACAAGGAATTTGGCCCAATCCCCGTATTATCATTTCCAGTTGTTACAACGCTCAGTGCGCTATACCCATAACCAGTGTTTCTAAGTCCAGTGCTTGTCGTAGATGTGCTTGGGCCACAGAATGCGCCAACAAAAGTGACCTGGCTCCCAGTAGTAACCCCATAGCCAGCGGCGTATCCACCATAAAAGTTGGTATCACCAGTAGTGTTGCTACGACCAGCATAATAACCAATAGCGGTGTTGATGTTGGCAGTGGTGTTGGAGTATAAAGACTGAAACCCAACCGCCGTTGTGCTACCAGCAGTCGTCCCCGAATAACCAGCACCATGACCAATGTATGTGTTACTTGCGCCAGTTGTGTTGTTGTACCCTGCGGTGTAACCAACAGCAGTGTTATTTGATGCGGTAGTGCTTAAATAAAGAGCCTGCAACCCAACTGCGGTGTTATTTGCACCCGAGGTGTTGGTATACATAGCCAAAGAACCAACAGCGGTGTTGTAACTGCCTGTGCTACTGTATAGCGCCCTATCGCCAACTGCTGTGATGTTTGCCCCTGTTTGGTTGGAGTAACCAGCCTGATTGCCCAAGGCGGTATTGTTTGATGCGGTGGTGTTGGAATTCAGTGCGGCATATCCAAAAGCCGCATTGTTGGCACCAGTAGTATTTCCATAAAGTGCTTGCAATCCAACGGCTGTAAGACCACTTCCAGTGGTGTTGCTTTGCAAAGAATTTGAACCAACAGAAGTATTTCCTGTTCCTGTCGTATTGTTGGTTAACGCTATATATCCAACTGCTGCATTGTTGGAGGCAGTGGTGTTGGAGGCAAGAGCCTGATAACCGAGTGCGGAGTTGCTTTGACCAGTTGTGTTTGCCCCAAGAGCGCCTGTGCCCGAGCCAACAACGCCACCACCAACCGCCACGTTGTAAACACCCGAGGTATTGGAATACAACGCTTGCGTACCAACAGCAGTGTTAGCGCCACCTGTGTTGCTGTATAGGGCTTGATAACCAACAGCGGTTAGATTATTGGCTGTGGTGTTGGCTTTCAGTGATTCATAGCCAAGTGCGGTGTTTAAACCACCTGTTGAATTATTTTGCAAAGCACTCTGGCCCATTGCAACGTTACTGGTTCCCGTTGTATTCAAATACAAAGCGGAGTTACCAACTGCTGTGTTTTCACTAGCGGTATTTGTGTAACCAGCTAAACGACCAACAAATGTATTGCCAGCACCTGTGACATTGCTGTACCCCGCCTGATACCCCACAGCAGTATTGTTGGAGGCGGTGGTGTTGGCTTGGAGGGCTTCACGCCCAATACCCGTGTTGTAGTTTCCAGTTGTATTTGCTGCAAGTGCTGCAATACCAAAAGCAGAGTTATCTGCGCCTGTTGTATTCGCCAAAAGACTGTTTGTTCCAACAGAGGTTATGCCAGAGCCTGAGGTGTTAACACGCAATGCTTGATAACCTATGGCAACATTGTTTCCGCCAGTAACAGAACCAGCCAAAGCACTCGCACCCACCGCAGTATTGGTGGACACAGCACCTGCGCCACGGCCTACAGTGATGCCGTAAACAGTCAGGTCAGTACCGGAGTAGAGTAGGTTGGCACTATCAGTCAGTTGGCCGCTAGTGGTTGTGTAAACCACACGACCAGAAGTCAGTCCAGACATGATGAATGTCGGGGCCACCACAGAAGTGCCAAAATAACCCGTGCGAGGACGAGTTGCACCAGACGCACCAATGTCGTAGGTGTTGTCGGTAAAGATTAGGTTGCTGGTGATCGTGCCGTTCACAGTGACCGTATCAGCAGAGGCGTCACCAAGAATCGTGTTGCCCGTAACCGTCAGGTTGGTAAATGTGCCTGCGCCAGCAGTGTTGCTGATCTTGATGAAGTCGGAGCCGTTCCAAGCAATCAGCGCAGATTCGCCAGCAACGATGGTCACGCCAGTGGTGGGGCCAACGCCAACGACCTTGACCGAATAGCCGCCCGTGGTGGCGTTGATGACGGTATAGATTTTGGAAGCCGCCGGAGCCGTGATGGTGCGCAGTGCGGTGCGAGCACCCGAGCAGAGCAAAATAGCCTGACGGGCTTGGTTGGATGCCCCCGTGGTGGTGGTCAGGGTGACATCGGCATCGGTACTGAGTGTGGTCGTACCCGCAACAGCAGTATCCAGCAGGGAGGTGATGGAGTTGTTGACCGTGTCGCCCCATGTACCTTGCAGTTCGCCCGTTACCGGCAGGGCCAGACCCAAGAGAGAGGTGTAAGAAGTTGCCATGTTTTTCCCTTACATCGGAATCGTTTGCCAATTGGGGTTTTGCGAGTCGTTGATTTTGGGCATCGCCCACATTCTGCCAGTTTGAGGTCTGGCTGTCATCAATTATGTTCCACAAGAAGTTGGCCGCGACAGAATCGGAGCCAACCGCCGTCTCGTAGACCGCCACATAGAACAACACCGCCGTCAAGACCTGATCGGTGATGGTGGCCGCCTCAGATACAGAAGCCAAGAAATTGACACTGGCACTGGCCGTATCCGCCCCGGAAGCCGTCTCAGCCACCGAAACACTGACCTCATTGCTTGCCACAATTGCGTCCGAAGCACTGGCCGTCTCGATAATATCAGCCAAGAAAGTAAATGCTGCCGATGTCAGGTCTGTACCAGTTGCCGTCTCCGCAATTTGGGCGTTGAAATTTTGCGCCGTAGCCACGGAATCTGCCCCACTGGCCGTTTCATTTACAGAAACCCTATAGTCTGGCGTGGAAGCAACCTCATCCGCACCGGTGGCCGACTCGGTTAAAGAAGCCAAGAACGACGCAAAAGCCCCAGTTTGGTCTGTACCCGTGGCCGTTTCTGACACACTAGCACCCACAGAAACCAAAGAACTGACCGCATCGGTACCGGTTCCCGTCTCAGTAATAACCCCAATAAAACTGGCCGCTGCACTGGTGCTGTCCGTACCTGTGGCGGTTTCAGCCACGCTGGTGTTGTAATTTGGAGTCGAACTTACAGAATCAGTACCTGTGGCTGTCTCGCTGACTGCCGAACCAAACTGTGCCAAGGCGCTGATGGAATCGGTCCCAGTAGCCGTTTCAGCAACCGCACTGTTGACCGAAACCAACGAACTGATTGAGTCAGTGCCTGTGGCTGTTTCCGCAACCCGAGTGGCAAAATTAACAGACCCACTGATTGCATCAGTGCCCGTAGCAGTTTCAACAACAGCGGAACCGAAGGTTTGGCTAGAAGCGACCGAGTCTGTCCCCGTTGCCGTGTCAGCAACTGAGCGGTCATAGACCGAGTCACCCCAGCCTGCTTGACCCCATGTGCCGGAACCCCAGCCGCCTTCTGCCATTGATCACTTTCAACCGGCCAAGCTGAAGGTGTAGGTCACAGATAGCACGTCGCCAGACACCACCGAACGGTCGCCGGGAGAAGAGAAGTCAGCAGCGGAGAACAGGGTACCCGTGGTGCCCGAAGCAGCCGAACATAAGAATGCACCGCCCACAGTCGCCGTAGCGTTGATCGTGAACTGAGCCTTACTGGCGCTGTTGGTCACAACCGAAGGGTTGGCGTTAGTAGCGGATGCAAAGGTGGCCGCAGGACGGGTGCCCGAGTAGGGCGTAATTTCAGTCCAGCCAGCGTGAGTAGCCAAAGTGTCGGTTGCCGCAGGGTTATTGCTTGAAGCCGCGCCATACAAACCGATGTACCAAGCGGTAATCTGAGCGGTGCTGGTTAAAGCCACACCCGCCATGTATTGCAGACCCACGTTAACCACCAAATTGGGGGTTTCAGTAACCCACTTCAGGTTACCTTCAGCGTCGTGGCATTCCACAACGTATTTGCCGGTGGCATGAGCAGTCTCAGATGCACCGGTGTTGGCAACCAAACTGCTTGCGACGATGTCGGTTGCTTTTGCTTTTTCGATAGACATGGTGGAACTCCTTAAACAAGTCGGATGAGTGCAGACGATGCGGTGTTTTGCGGCATCTGCACAACGAAGGTTGAAGTGGAAGTCTTGTTTGACCCAAAGTCCAAGACACATACAGCCCCGTTGTCCCCGGGAGTGTAGATTAAGGCACCTCGTGCGGTGATCGCACCGGTCCAAGATGGCGAAGAAAAGTTGACATACGTGGTGCTACCAAACGCCGTTGCTTCCGTAGAAATGGTGGCTGTCACAAGCTGCCCACCGGCAACGTAATCCCCACCAGAAGCCTCACCATTGGTGGTATATGCGGACGTTTGCGCATCCAGCGTGGCCAAGTTGGTGTACAACGCCATGTAGAACGTGTCCGTGGCGAAGTTGATCGTGCCGTTGACAAGGCCCGACCGCAGACTGTTGCAGGAGTAATTGCCCGTAAAGGCCATTATGCAACTCCTCTATTCTGAGGCAATGGGGCCTGCCGGTACTGGCCACTGCGGTACGCATCGCTGCGCTCCAGACCATCACCCAGACGTTTGGCAAGTGCAAGTGCTTCCATGTACTTCTGGTTGTACAAGGCCATCATGTCGTTCTCACCCTTCATGTACGTGTAAGCCTCGACCAGCGAGCCATACAACAACACGGTATCGAAATTGTCACCCAACCAAGTGGTTTCAGCGGTAACAATCGACTCGGGGTAATAGTAGTAGTGCAACTCAACGCTGTACGCAGCATCAGGCGTTGGACCAAGAATGAACGTCAGTTCGTTGGTGATGGTTGGAGACCCACCAGATGTCGTGGTCGGCCCAAACAACGCATAGTATCTTGGGATGGCGTAATCGGTAGGGCTGGGGTATGCCTGCCGGATGAAGTTCACATCCTTGTTCAGCAAGTATTCGTAATTGCCATCAGCGTCGATGACAGCCATCGAGTACGCTGCCAGAAAATCCCCGGGGCAAGACAGATACTTGTTGTGGAGTGTGGTCGTACCCGTGACGTTTTTACGCAAGGAGGGGAATTGCACCGAGTTATAGATGCGCTGTTCAGCCTGCTGAACGAAGACAGGAATCTCCGCCACGAAGTTATTCTCCGTGTTCTCAGCATAATTCTGAATTGCAGCGCTTAACTCGGTGTAATTCATGCCATCGGTCCTCGTGCCATCACACCTTTAGTAGCGGCACCGGTGCCACGGATTTTGGTGCCACTGGTTTTAACGTCATTACGCGCAGGGTTGCCCATGCTCACACGACGTGCAGGCATACCGCCGGGGGTTGACTCCGTAGCGGACATGCTGTTGGGGTCGGTTACGTATTTCTGAGCAGACTGGATGCTCATATCTTCGCCGCTCATTTTGTGCGGCTTGGCGTACACAGAAGCCTGACCGACTTCTTTGCCGCCTTTTTTCATGCTGTACTTGGCCATATCAGCCTCCGCGTTGGTTCATGGCACGTGCCATGTTACGACCGACTTTGCGCATGTCCATGCTGGTAGGGCCGCCCTTTTTCAGCTTCGCCATGTTGGTCTTTTTGCCACCGTGCATTTGCTTATCGTGCATGCCGATAGCCTTCTTGATCATTTTCTTGTCGGCCGCGATGTCAGCCTTGTCGTGTTTCTCTGCCATGGTCAACTCCTTACGTTGTGGCTACCGTTACTGTACCCAAATTTACAGTTAAAACCAAGCTGTTTGGCGTCAATCCGTCATCATTTAGACGGGAGCCACCGACCGGGTTCCAACCCCATTCAAAAATCCTGCTGCCAGCCTCTGGGGTGCCCACAGCATTTGTTCCATCCCCGCCGTTCAGGTTAATTTGCAACCCGTTGTTACCGGACAACTGGTAACTGACGTCCGGACGGGGTTCCCGCACGGCCTGAGGATCATAGACGGGGTACATACCCAACTGCAACTGGGGCTGGTCAGGTTCCCAGCACTCCGGGCAAACCTTGATGCTGACCTGTTTGGTCTTGATAGTCAGTTTGCGCAGTTGCTTGAGCAGTACCGCTGGGCGCAACGGTCGC